GAACAGGTGCTTTAACTGTAGGAACTGTATAATCTAATTTATGTCAGTTATTGATAGAGTTAAATCTCATTTTGAAACTCTTAAAACTATCACTATTGAAGTTGAGGAGTGGAAAGACGAACATGGTAATGCTAGTGTATTCTATTCAGAGCCATTAACCCTTGAAGAAAAAAACATTATCTTTAAGAAGTCTAATAATTTTCAAGACTTAACTATTCTTGTTGATTTGCTTATAATGAAGTTGCAAGTCAAAAATGATAAAGGTGAAATGATTAAAGCCTTTAGTCCAGAAGATAAATTTGCATTAAGAAAAAAAGCAGACTCTAATGTTATATCTAATGTTGCCAATCAAATACTTTTAGATACTAATTACGAGGACGCAGAAAAAAAGTAGATAGCGACCCTGATGTTAGGTCGCTTTTAATAGTAGCAGATAGATTACACATCACAATCCAGCAAGTTCTTGATATGCCTGTTAGCCATTATAATCTTTGGTTAGCTTACTTGAAAAAAGAACAAGAACAGTATAAAACAAAACAATCACTAGCTGACGCAAGGAAATTTAAGTAATGGCAAATCAAAGATTAAATATAGACATAGTAGCACGAGATAAATCCAAACAGGCTTTAACAGGTGTTCAAAAATCTTTAGGTAGATTAAAAAATTCTGTCTTTAATCTTAGAACTGCTTTTCTAGGTCTTGGTGCTGGATTAGTAGTTAGAAATTTAGTTAATACAGGAAAACAATTAGAGAATCTAAGAGTTAGATTAAAATTCTTATTAAAAGATACTAATGAAGGTGCAAAGGCATTTGATAATATGACCAAGTTTGCATCTAAAGTTCCTTTTTCACTAGAGGAAATACAAGCTGGTGCTGGTATTCTTGCAACAGTAACAGATAATGCTGATGACTTACAAGAAATGTTAGAGATAACAGGTAATGTTGCAGCAGTTACAGGATTAGATTTTAGAACAGCTGGAGAGCAAATACAAAGATCATTTAGTGCTGGTATAGGTGCAGCAGATTTATTTAGAGAAAAAGGTGTTAGAAATATGCTTGGCTTCAAAGCTGGTGCAACAGTTTCTATTGAAGAAACAGTAGCAGCATTTGAAAAAACATTTGGCAAAGGTGGAAGATTTGGAAAAGCTACAGATGAATTAGCTAATACATTTGAGGGAACTTTATCAATGATAGGAGATAAAGTATTTAATTTTAAAAAAGTATTATTAGAAGCTGGATTCTTTGAAGAACTTAAAAATCAATTTGGAAGTTTGGATAAATTCTTGCAAGACAATGCAAGAGATATTGATAGAATAGCAACTTCTGTTGGTAAAAATTTAGCACAAGGAATGGTTAGTGTAGTACAAATTGGTAAAGAGTTAATTCCTACAATTAAAAAAATAGGTTCAGGTTTAAAAAGTATTTTAGATGGCTTTATGGCTATGCCAGAATTTGCAAGAGAGATAGGTATAATCGGTGCATTTTTATTAGGTAAAAAAGGTGCAGCTGGATTAGCTGGAATAAGTTTTGTAATTGATAAAGTAAAGGACTTATTAAAAGCCGAAAGAATTAAAGGTGGCTTAATTGATGTTGCTAATATTGAAGAAGCACAATTAAGATTAACAGAAATTAATAAACAATTAGAAGATGGATTAAAAAAAGAATATGAATTTGTAGATGTAAGAGGAAAAGGAACAGTAGTTTTAGAGGAGTATAAAAAATTAAATGAACAACAATTAAGTAATTTAACAAAACAAAAATTAGAGTTAGAAAATTTTATTACTTTACAAAACATGAGAAATAGTAAAGCATTTGAACATACTCAAGAATTACACAAAGGTTTAGAAACTCATAAACAAATTGAAGAAGCACAAAAGAAAAAATTAGAAAACACAGTTAGAGAAAATGGTTTAATAGCAAATCAAAACCAACAATTTGAAACTTTACGAGATAAAATAAGAAATTTAAATGAAGATGCTTTAGAAAATATGAGAATGAAATTTAAAGATATTAAGACAACAATAGCAGAGGGTTTGTATGCTGGTATTAGTTCATTCTCAAATGCTTTATCAAGAGCAATTATACTTGGAGAAGATTTAGGTAAATCATTTAAAAGAATGGTACAAGACGCACTTGTTCAAACTTTAGCACTTTTGATAGAAGCTATTATTATATTAGGAATACAAAAATTATTAAATATTGATCTTGAAAAACAAGATAACAAAAAATTAAAAAATGCTCAAAAATATACATCTGAATTAAAGAAACAAGTTGGACTTGCTTTATTACTTGCAATTTTAACTGGGGGTGGTTCTATGGGTGGTGGATTTAGTTTTGGTGGTGGTAAAAGAGCATCAGGTGGTTCAGTACAAAAAGATAAACCTTATATGGTTGGAGAAAATGGTGCTGAATTATTTATACCTAACTCATCAGGACAAATACAACAATCAGCTAGAGGCACAGGTGGTGGTGGTGATACAAATGTTAATTTTACAATCAACGCAACAGATGTTAGAGGTGTTAAAGAATTATTAATTGATAACAGAGCAACAATCGTTAATGTAATTAATTCTGCATTAAATGAAAAAGGTAAAGAGGCATTAGTATAATATGAGTGGACAATTTCCAACATCTCCAGTTGCACAAGATGCTAGTATAGGCTCACAACAAAATACTATTGTTAGTGTAACAACATCAGGTAGAGTTCAAACAAGACAAATAGATGGTCAAAAATTTACAATAACTTTAGACTATGCACCAATGAACAGATCAAAATTTGCACCTATTAAAGCATTTATTATGAAACAAAGAGCAAAGCTAAATACCTTTACAATTATTCCACCTGTTGTATCAAATGCACAAGGAGTGGCTAGTACAGTTATATCTACCAATGCTTCAGTATCTGCTGGTGCAACTACTTGTACAGTTGATAATATGACAACAAGCACAAATGGAATACTTAAAGCTGGAGATTATTTTAGATTTACAGGACAAGATAAAGTTTATATGTGTGTTGAAGATTTAAATGCAGATGGTTCGGGTGAAGGAACACTTACTTTTGAGCCACCTTTAAGAACAGATGTTACAGATAATACTATCTTAATATATGATAATGTTGATTTTACTGTAAGACTTAAAAATGATATTCAAGAATATTCTATTGTAACTAATGATCTTTATAAGTATCAGATAGACTTAGTAGAAAATCTATAATGAAAAAGTATAAGATAACTCACAAAATAAATGCCGATTTTGTTGCCGAAATTATTGTTAATGAAGATGAGATAGATACTAAAATTAATGATCTTAAAGAATACAAGAAACCTAATAGCAAATTTGAATATACTATGTTAAAAGGTACAGAAAGCCTAACTCAAACAATTTACGAAGAATATGACGAGAACATTAACAACAGCAGTAAAGAATGAACTTGAAACAGATAGCTTACAGCCTATTAATCTTGTTTATATCAATGTAGGCACAGGATATAGATTTACAGACCATTATAAAGACGTTACCTATGATGGTAATACATATTTAGCATCTTCACTATTTACCAAATTAACAAGTGTTACAGAATCTTCAGAAGTAGAAGTTAGTAATATTACACTATCTTTCTCTGGTGCAGATCAGACAATCATATCTTTATTTTTAAGTAATAACTATATGGAGAAAGAAGCAGAAGTTTATAAAGGTTTCTTAGATAGTAATGAAGCTGTTATTGCAGACCCATTTCTTTTATTCAAAGGTAGAATAGAATCTTTTAGTATTGATGAAAGTATTAATCAATCAAATGCTAATATTGTAGTTGCTTCTCATTGGTCAGACTTTAGTAAAATTGAAGGTAGAAAAACAAATACCAACTCTCAACAATTACATTTTATTAATGATTTAGGTTTTGAATTTGCCTCACAAACAGTACAAGATATTAAATGGGGCAGAGCATAATGCAAGATATAATAAATCTATTTAATAAGTTTGATCGTTATAAAGGAAAACCATTACATAATTACTTAGAGCCATCAATCAAACTTAATCAATATAAGAAATTTTATGATAATGATGAATTAATTGGCTTTGTTAATTGGGCTTATATCCATGACATTGTAGAAAAAAGATTTAAACAAACAGGAAAGATAAAACCTAACGAATGGAACTCTGGCAATAACCTATGGTTAATTGAGATTGTATCTATTAAAAATACATTTAAAATGATGCGTTGGGTTTATAATTATTTTAGAAAGCAATTAAAGGTAGATCATTCTATAAATTGGTTAAGAGTTGATAGCGATATTTATAGAGTGGGTCAAAAGTTTAAAAGGAGTTATCACTAATGGGTGGTGTAGTTGAAAGTATTGTTAATGTTGTAACAAGTTTTATTGGGTGGTTAATTCCAACACCTGATATTCCTGACTTTGATACACCAGAAGAAGAACAAGGTGTATTAATTAATAAGCAATCTAACAATGCACAAATCCCTATTGTATATGGCAGACGACAAGTTGGAATTACTAGAGTCTTTTTAGAAAGTTCTGGGTCAGATAATACTTATTTATATATAGCTGGAGTAGTTTGTGAAGGAGAGATAGAAGAAATAGAAGAAATTTATATTGATGACAAGCAAGTTACTTTTGATGGTGCATTAACTGATGGAACAGTTAGAGAAGTTGATAGTTCAGATGCTAACTTTTATAAGGATAGTTCTCATATTCAAATACAAGCATTTTATGGAACAGATGGTCAAGTAGCATCTTCTATATTAACTAACTCTACTAATTGGACATCTAATCATAAATTAAGTGGAGTATGTTATTTAGCTTTTAGATTTAAATGGAATCAAGATATTTTTAGTTCTATTCCACAAGTTAAAGTTACATTAAAAGGAAGAAAAGTTTATGACCCTAGAACTGATACAACTGCATACTCATCAAACTCTGCTTTAGTATTGTTAGATTACCTTAGAGATAATAGATATGGAAAAGGATTACCAGATAGTGCTTTTGAATCTGACTTTGCTTCTTTTAAAACTTCAGCAAATGAATGTGAAACACAAATTACTCCATATTCAGGTGCTACAGCATTTGATCAATTTGAAACTAATGCAGTAATAGATACTGACCAAAAAGTAATTGAAAATGTTAAAAAACTTCTTAATCCAATGCGATCATTATTTACTTATAACAATGGTGTTTATAAACTTAAAATTGAAGGTACAGGCTCATCAGTTAAAACAATAACAGCAGATCATGTAGTTGGTGGTGCAAAAGTATTAGGAGAAAGAAAAAATAATAAATATAATCGTGTAATAGGAACATTTGTTAATCCTGATAAGAATTGGCAAAATGATACTATCTCTTATCCTCCAGCAGATGAAACTAATGTTGCAACTGAATTTAAACACGCAACAATGTTAGCAGAAGATAATGGTACTTTATTAGAGGGAAATTTTCAGTTTCCTAATGTAACTAATTCATTTGGTGCAGAGGCTCTTTGTGAAGTAATCCTTAGAAGATCAAGAAACCAATTACAGATACAATTAACTTTAACATCAGAATTTTTAGAATTAGAAATAGGAGATATAGTTGCAATCACATATCCTAGTGGTGGATTTAATGCTAAACCTTTTAGAGTATTAGGATTAGAAATTAACGAAGATTTAACTATTAATGTTCAGTTATTTGAACACCAAGATAATTTTTATACTTTTAATACAAAGAATCCTTTACCAACAATAGCAGATACAACTTTACCTAATCCATTTAATGTTCAACCACCAGCAAGTGTAACACTAGATGACCAATTAATTGAATACAATGATGGAACAGTTATTGTAGCTTTAGATGTTACTATTGGTGCAAGTCCAGATAGCTTTGTAGATTTTTACCAAGTAGAATATAAATTAAGTTCAGATTCAGATTATATTATTTACGCACAAGGTTCAGGATTAAATCACAGAGTCTTAAACGTAATTGACCAACAAACTTATGACGTAAGAGTTAAAGCTGTAAATAGTTTTGGTGTATCATCAACTTATGTAACAGCACAAAGAACAATAATTGGTGCTATTGAACCACCATCTGATATTGAAGATTTTTCTTGTAATATTATTAATGGAGAAGCACATTTATCTTGGGAACAAATACCAGACTTAGACCTTGCTTATTATCAAATTAGATATTCAACATTAACAAGTGGTGCAACTTGGCAGAACTCGGTATCTTTAGTTGAAAAAGTATCAAGACCAGCAACATCAATTACAGTTCCTGCTCGTGTTGGAACTTACCTTATAAAAGCTATTGATAAGTTAGGAAATTTCTCAATTAATGAAACTATTATTGCAACTAATGTAGCAACGATTGGTAATTTTAATGCTATTACCACACAATCAGAACACCCTACATTTTCTGGTACAAAAACAAATTTAACATTATCTGATAATGCTGTCCGATTAACTAGTTTAGCTTCTGATGGAATTTATGATTTTGCAAGTGTTATTGATATAGGTGCAGTTCACACA